GGCTGGCTGAAATCGAATGTTGTTGAAAACGCCGCGACCAAGCCCAGCTATTCGGGTTCGGTTCCGACGGGTGCGAGCGAGGTGTGGAAGTCTTTCGACATTCCCGTAGCGTTCACAGAAACAATGTTGAAAAGCGTCATGCAGTCGTGCTATGAGAATGGTGGCGAGCCATCGATACTCATGGTCGGCCCGTTCAACAAGACCGCTGTGAGCGCCTTCAGTGGCATCGCGTCGAGCCGGTACAACGTGGACGGCGCAGAGCCGTCAGTGATCATCGGGGCCGCTGATATTTACGTCAGCGATTTCGGGAATCTGTCCGTTGTACCGAACCGTTTCTTCACATCAGTGATTGACGAAGGTGCCGGATCGCTGATGAACAACTGGGCCTTCTTGATCGACCCAGACGAGGTAAAACTGGCAAGCCTTCGACCCTATGCCATTGAGTCGTTGGCAAAAACGGGGGACGCCGATAAGCGGATGGCGCTCACCGAGTGGGGGCTTCAAGTCAACAATGAAGCGGCCCACGGCGTTATTGCCGGAATCACTTCGGCGTAGTTCTGCTGGTGGGGTGGGGGCCTCGGCCCCTGCCCCCCGGTAGGCACCATCATGTCGATGAAACGAGTGCTGGACTCCGATCCAGCTACGGGTATCACGCAGTGGTATCATTACGATGATGTCACGGGCGATATCGGGCTTCAGACCCAGCAAGACGTTACCGCCATCGTGGAACAAACACAACAAGGCACTCTTCAATCAGGTTGATGAGAATGCCCGATGGGGTGATCCGCTACGGCCATCACATGAATCATGGAAACAAGCTGCTTGCGTACCCATGGGCATCATGTGTGAGTTGGCGAAAATCACCAATAATTTCAAAGACAAGAAAGCGTTCGATAAGTGGCTGAACAATAAGGACAATTGGGCGTTCAGAACGAGGCCGGGGAGGCTTTAGGTGGCTATCACGACCTACGCGGAATTGCAGACGGCAACCGCGAATTGGCTCGACCGCACCGACCTGACAGCGCGTATCCCAGAATTCATCGAACTCGCGGAAGCTAATTTCAACCGCGTGATTCGTCAGCCCGATATGGTCGCCAAAGACGACTCGTTTTCCATCTCGGGTCGCTACACGACACTACCCACTGATACGCTGGAAATCGTCAGGATTGTGCTCGATCTCACGCCTGTTATCGTGCTCGAGTACCTGACGCCGGAAGAGATTTCAGAGCGCAGGGCCACAATGAACGCGACCGGCAAACCGTATTATTTCACGGTGATCGGTGGCTCCAGCAACCAGCTTGAGGTCGTGCCTTCGCCCGACTCTACCTATACATCGTCAATTGTCTACTACACGCGGATCGCCGCGTTGTCAGACGCCGCGACCAGCAATTGGCTACTGGCAGCGCATCCTGATATCTATCTGTTCGGGACGCTGGTAGAAGCGGAACCGTACCTCAAAAACGACGAGCGGATGCCCATGTGGACGAGCCGCCTGGATAAAGCCCTGATGGCACTGCGCCTACAGGGAGAGCGCGAACTACATACCGGCTCCTCGCTTCGCATGAGAGCTAGGGTGTTGGGATAAAAAATGACTAATCCGACTGCCAATCTGAGTATGACGAAACCCACCGTTGGTGGGTCCACCGATAGCTGGGGCACGACACTCAACGAGAATGTCGTAGACATCATCGACGCCCTGTTCAGCATCAGCGGCACCGATGTCACCATGAGCGACATCAAGTTCAATAGCGTTGGCCTTCAGGAAACAGGTTCTGGCACTGATACGGTCAAGATCCAAGCTCCTTCGGCGGTTACCCAGTACACGCTGACCATGCCTGGCGCTGTCGGCTCGACCAACCAAGTGTTGTCTGCCTCAGATGGTTCCGGCACACTCGCTTGGACCTCGCCCGAAGTCGGTGACATCACCTCCGTAGCAGACGCTACGAACGGCGGGATGACGGTCACGAATGGGACCGGCCCCGATGTCACGCTCGGACTGAATTTCAACGATCTGTCAGCCGTTGCGGTCAATGTCGCCACCGATTCGATTGCGATCCTCGACGCTGACGATAGTGGCACCAAGAAAGAATCCATTGCCGATCTAGCGACCGCTATGGGCGGCACCGGCCTGACCGGAGCGAGCGGTACGCTGGCCGTGGACGCTTCCCAGACCCAGATCACTGCGGTTGGCACTATCGCGACAGGTGTCTGGCAGGGCACCGCCATCGCCAACGGCTACCTAGCCAACTCGACGGTCAGCTACGGTGGCATCAGCCTCGCGCTGGGAGCCTCGGACGCGACACCAGCTTTCAATCTCAGTGATGCAACTGCGTATACCGGCGACAGTTCGTTGGTCACGGTTGGCACCGTGGCATCAGGTACTTGGAATGGCTCCACGGTTGCAGTGGCCTATGGCGGCACCGGGGCGACCACCCTTACCGATGGCGGCGTATTGCTCGGTTCCGGTACGGGCGCGATCACGGCAACCGCCGTACTGGGTAACGGCGAGATACTGATTGGTGACGCTTCCGGCGATCCGGTTGCGCTTGATGTCGGAAGCTCGACCGCGATCACGATTCTGGGCACGGTCGCTACAGGCGTCTGGAATGGCACTACCGTGGCAGTCGGCTACGGTGGTACGGGCCTAGCGAGTTATGCCGCTGGCGACATTCTGTATGCGAGCGGATCGACCACACTCGCGAAGCTCGCCAAAGGCTCAGACACCGAAGTGTTGACGCTCGCTAGTGGCGTCCCGACTTGGGCCGCTCCTACCGTTGGCGACATCACAGGCGTAACTGCTGGCACCGGGTTGTCAGGAGGTGGCACTTCCGGCACGGTCACGCTGAATGTCGAAGCCGCGCAGACTCAAATCACCAGTGTAGGCACCCTGACCTCGCTAGGCGTTGGCAATATCACATCGACGGGCGCTTCTACGACTATTTTTTACGCTGTTAATGATGGTAACCCTGAGTTCAAGTTCGGATCATCATCAGCAGAATGCTTACGGATTCAACCCGTCTATGACTCAGGCGCACAAACACTCAACTATGTCATTTTTGATACGGCGGCAGCGAGCGGCACAGCGAATAAGGGCGAGATTCGGTTTACCGTGGACGGGGACGCAAGTGGCACAAGCACCGTAAAATTTCAAGATGCTGGTGTCGATATCGCCGGTACGCTCGCGGTCACGGGCACCAGTACGCTCGCGGGCGATGTAATAATCGCAGGAACGACCCCAACGCTCACGATTGGTGATGCTGGAACCGAAGACACCAAGATAGTTTTCGATGGGAACACACAGGATTACTACGTTGGGCTGGATGATACCGACGATGCTTTCAAAATAGGTCTTGGGTCGGCGGTCGGCACCACACCCGCGATGATGATTAACTCATCTAGCCAATTCGCGTTCAACAACGACAACCATACAAGCGACTTCTCCTTCAACGGTAGTGACGACGCCATCACAATGAATATCGGGTCGCCTCTGGCGGCTACTAACGATTGGAGTGGGTTAGCTCTGGGGAGTATTACAAGCCCCAAGGGCGCAGTCTTCTACAAGCGCACGGCAACTTACAATAGAGGCAATGTGGTCATTTGTCTTAATTCGGAGGCCAACACTAATAATGTTTCTTTAGCTGATGAGGATGACGTAGTAGCGATTTTTGCATACGATAAAAACACTTCCCTTTTGGGTGATTGCGCGGTTACAGGTGAGCTTACTGCTGGAACCAAAACCTTCAGAATAGATCATCCCCTCGCTGACAAAAAAGATACGCACCAGCTAGTTCACAGTTGCATCGAAGGACCGAAAGCGGATCTGATTTATAGGGGCACCGTTGATCTTTCTGGTGGATCGGCACAGGTAGATTTGGACGAAGCTGTTGGCATGAGCGAAGGCACTTTTGAAGTGCTGTGCCGTGATGTGCAATGCTGGATACAGAACGATAGTGGCTGGTCGGGAGTCAGGGGGTCAGTCTCAGGGAATCTCCTGACGATTGAATGCAAGGACAGCGTATCGGATGATACAGTAAGCTGGATGGTTGTAGCAGAGCGGTGCGATCCACACATAATGGAAGCTAAATCAACAGATGAGGACGGTCGTGTAATTGTCGAGCCTGAGAAAGAGTCCCCGCTGGAACCGGATGGAGACTAGTGTGGGCGAACTCCTGTCTCTGCTCGCGATCCCAGCCGCTGCGGGTGCGGCATGGGCCGGGGTCAAATCAGGACTG